CGGCCCCATTCCTTGCAAAGTCCGACGGTTTGATTGGCGCCTGAGCCAATCGAGCATTGGCTCATCTTCCAGGTCCGGCGCCGCAGCTCAGCACCGCTGAAAGTGCCGTTGTTGACCCAGACGGTCAGCAGCAGATCTGAGTTGTCACCGATGAAAGCATTGAGATCGCGCAGCTTGCCGGTAGCACCGCAGGCAAAGCAGTCGCCGTTCTGTATGTGGGAGAAATGTGGGAGCTTGCCGGAGCCACCGCAGAAGGGGCAGGTGCAGGTGGCGTTGTGGATTTTGGTTGCGGTCATGACTGGTGGTGTGGTGGTGGTGGAGGTCTTCCCTCCGATGCCCATACTGTAACCCGTGGCGGACACCATGGCAACCAGTGCAGGGGGCAGTTCACACAGCGTCACGTTTCCGGGCTCGTCGTTTCCGCTCCGCATCAGCAGCCCGGCCTTCAGGCGTCAGCTTCCAGCACCGGCTACACAACGGCGCTGTGCGGTCGCTGATCACGCTCCGGCCGCACTCAGGACAGGTGGGCAGCTGGGGGAGCTCACTAGCCTGGCGGAGGCGGAATCGCTGGGTTTTCTCGCGGCTGGGTTGGCGGGGCATGTCAGTTCAGATCGACAGGCCGAGCGCTCTGCTGCGCAGCCATTCGGGGAAGTTGCCGTGTACTTGGTGGCCACCTGTCTGGTGGTAGTTCTTTCGCTGCACTTGGAGGTCTAGGCAACTCAGATCTTCAGACTGCCAGGCAGTGAACGCTTTGGCGCATGATGCCATCTTTGCTTTGCGGTTCCGTTGGCGAGCCTCTTCGGCAAACACTTCTTGTTTGATTTGCTTGCTGGTCTTGCCGCTATTACGTGCTGCACAGGTGCGGCCGTAATGCAAGATCCCGCCATCGCTGAGTTTCATAGCGACAGTGGCTTTTAGATCAGTGCGACCGCAGCAGTCGCAGGTGTCGATCTCGTCAGTGATGTAGAGCGCTTGCATGGCTGGTGGAGTGGTGGGGTAGGCGCCGGATAGGCTCCGGCGGGCCGTGGGGTGGGTTAGGCGGCGGCCAGCTGGCGACGCTGGGCCCAGCGCTCTTCCCGCTTGGCTTGCATCTTGGCGTGGTGGGCATCAGAGGCATGCACCGCCTTGAGCGCCTGAGCGTAGAAGGGGTGATCAGGGCGGACGCGAATCCGGTCTGTCTCGAAGTAGTCAGTCATGCTGTCGGAATCGTTCTGAACGTCAAAGGCCTCCCACACCTCAGCAGAAAAACGGCGGTAGTTCTTGGCGTAGATGGTGATCGTGCCTTGGGGGTGATTCAGGGTGTTGCCGATGCTGAAGCTGGCTTTCTGCAGGGGTCCGTTGTTGACTTTGATGCCGTTCCAGAAAAACTTGAAGGTAGTGGTCATGGCTGGTGCGGTGGTGTGGTGGGCGGGGCTCTCTCGCCCCTGTGATCACACTGTAACCCGTGGCGGACAGACTGGCAACCTTCGGGCAGGCCGGTTCACAATCCGTCATGCAACCAGCAGCCCCAGCTGCAGTACCTCTAACAGTTGATGGTCTTGCAAACCCAAGCTAGACGTCCGGGAATTCCCCCAGTAGCCCGCCATCGGCATCCACAAAAAACTTCCTCGTAGTGGGGATCGGCACCCGGCACAGTGCATGCAGCCAAGCGGCGCCGAGAGCAGTTGTCATCCACCTGCCTGGCTCTTTGTGGGTCGTGATCGCGCCGCATTCTTGCAAACATTGCAGTGCGTCCCTGACGGCAGGCGCATCAATCCTGGGATGGGGCTCGGGGCAGCAGTGGCAATGGATCAACACCTCGATAGCATTGGGCGTTTGAAGCGTGATGGGCTTCATAGGTTGGTGGGCAATTGCCATAAATCCTACCATTGCGGTTGGGCAATGGCAACGGTTCAGGCGACGATGAGCCCCAGCTGCAGCGCCGCTGCCTCCAGCGCCTTCCGCGACCGCTTCCGCCTAGGTGCCTTCGGCTCAGGCGTGACCAGCGGCACGGTGATCTGTAGACCCAGCTGCAGCACCTCCGACAGCCGCCGGCCCTGCAGGATTGCCTTCACCCGGCGGTGGAACTGCTCCATCGGCCCGGCAGGGTATGCCAAACGTCTGGGGTTGGCCCACCACTTCAGCAGCAGCCCGCGATCGGCAGAATGAATGTTCCCCCATGCGGTGTTGACCAGATCCTTGAGCGGATCAATGCGGGGCAGCTCCAGCTCAGGTACGTCGTAACCATCAGCGCCATGGATATCGTCAAGGTTGGCGGTGCCGGTCATCGCGCCAAGCATCTCTGTGAGATCAGCGATGGTGAGGCCTGAGCGCTCGGCAACATCCTGAGCGGTCAGGTCGGGATCACTCATCAGGCGCTGCACCTTGCCCCACTTCTCCCGCCACTTTGTTGGAAACTTCATGGCGAACCCACGATCGCGGAACCAGTGCAGGATCTCCCCTTGGATGAACGGCACCACGATGGTGGACAAGGCGTAGGGCTTGCCTGAACCTGGGTTGAGGCGGTCGGGGTCATACCGCCGGCAGCCACGGATCAGGCCGACGTAGGCAATCGCCTCCAGCTCGTCATAGGGCTGGCCGGTCTTGCGATGGAACCGCCAGGCGGACTGCCGTGCCAGGCCGAGGTTGGCGGTGATCAGATCCTCGCTGATCGCGGTGGGGGTGGGGAAGGTGGTTGCGGTCATGGGTGGAAGGCCTCGCGCTCACCGTTGCCAACGATGCAGGCCTGACCATCGGGCATGGGACCACCAGGCCAGACAGGCTTCGGCACGATGTGCAGCGGCGCGGGCCAGAACCCGTGGCGGGTGGGGACGTGTGACCTGAACGCCAGCCACCGCCAGCGCTGATGGCGTCTGCTGCGCAGCGTGGTGGTGAGCCGCTGCCAGAGCGTCGGCCGCCAGTCCACCATGATCACCTCGCCGGTGTCAGGGTTGCAGGCGAAGACATGCTTCAGCCGGCGGCCGGTGGCATCGAACACCCAGCAGCCTTGCGGGTGGCGCTCGAGGACCTCGGCGGCGGTGATCATCACAACCTCGCCTCCACCTCGACGCGGTAGCTGGCGGGAGCGCCCAGCACGATCACAGGATCAATAAACACGTTGGTGACCGTGGCGCCGGTGTCAGCCGAGAACTGCCGCAGGGCATTAGCAATGATCTGCTCAAGCGCGGCCTTGGCCGCTTTGGCTTCGGGGATGGTGGTGGTCATGGCGCATGCGGTGGGTAAGTGATCACCTGAAACCCGGCGTCGTGGAGAGCCGGCGCTGCCTGGGTTTGAAGGTGTCGGCATCAGCGAACGGATCTGGTGGCGGTGCACCAGACCCGTGGCCGTAGTGGACTGTTGAAACGCGCATCGGGCCGGTGCCCTGCACGTAGTTTACTGCCTGCGTGGTGGAGTCCACGAGGTCATCGAACGTATCGCCAGGGAACCTGACCAACTGCGACACCAACACCGACAGCAACGGGTGGTTACGCGGCAGCCAGACGCGGCCCTGGTTGAACTCAGGCGTAGCAGCATTGGCGCGGGCGATCTTCCCGCCAATGGGGTTCACAGCGATCACGCTGAACCCTGCAGCGGCACGTTTCAGGGTGCTGATCACAGCCGGGCCGTTGGCCTTGTCTTCCACCAGCAGCTCACCGAACCCCCAGGTGGGCCACAGCGCGGCAATGGTGTCCATCGTGCCGGCGAAATCGAGGCGTTGGTTGATCATGTCCAGCAGCCACAGCCCGGCGCTGCCCTGGCCCCAGAGCGTGAAGGCCACCATGTCCGTTCCGGCTGAGTCTTTGAACGCGCAATCGATCGATGCCAGGCGCCGCACGAACCGACCGGGGAGCGTTGCATCATCCGGCTGGCCGGGGCGCTCGGCGGTGCCGTAGTAGCGGAACATCTCCGCACTGAAGATGGTTCCCTTGCCGGGTGTTGGCCGCTGCTGATACAGCGCCTCCCAGTCGCGGATAGGGGTGTTGAGCCGTTTACGGCGGGCCCATTCCTCGTCGTATCTCGACGGGTCCAGTGCCTGGCCAGGCTCGCGGTCGTCTGGCTCGCGGGTGACCAGGGTCGGCAGGGGTTTGATCACCGGCTCAGCGATCATCGGCAGGCTGATGACGTGCCAGGGCTCAGCCGCGTCGCCGTCGCCGTCACGTTCCAGCTGCTCCACCTGCTGCAGCAGCCAGCCGATCAGGTCGGCCTCTGCCCAGCGGGTGTGGGTGATCAGTTTGATGCCGCCCGGTTCCTCGCGGGTGTTCAGGACGGTTGACCACCAGTTGTACAGCTGCCTGCGGTAGGCGGCAGATTCAGCTTCCTCCCGCCCCTTGATCGGGTCGTCCACGTTGAGGAAGTCGGCCGGCAAGCCCGTTCCTTTGCCGACGCCTGCAGCCCAGAACCCACCCAGGCCGCCAGCGGTCTTCCAGCGATCCTTGCCGGTGCTGGAGGGGTGCAGTGTGCCACCAGAGGCGAGGTAGTAATCCCGTGCCGCCTCACCGAACTCTGCGGCGAGCGTCTGGGTGTTAGCACCCTGGCCCCAGGTGCGATCGGGATAGCGGCGGAGGAAGTAACCAGGCAGGAACCGGCTGAAGA